CAATACGCCGCTGCTCACTTGCCGGTTTGGTGCTCTGGAAGAAACGGCCGTATCACAAGCCTGTTACATGATTGATTATGCCGCGGAACCAAACAACCTGTTCCCACACATCAATCCAGACGAACAAGCGCAAAAGTTTATTGAGATGACCTTGCAGGCGTATGCTAACCCGTACCTGCATCAACAGAAGATGTACGCTTGCAATATCATCAAAGAGTATGCTGGTTGGGATTCGGTTGCGCTACAATGGAAGCAGCATTTCTACAAGCGCCTAGGTGGTTTCCTACCTGTCGAAGAATACAGAAAGGTAAGCCGCATCAACGCCGCTGTACACCAAATCTTTGGTCGACGATTCTCAAACTACGAAGAGTTCAGCACACCACCTAGCGATAAGCAGCAACATATCGTCCTTGTTAGTACCATGTTCAACGCAGAAGCATATGTTGCCAACTGCATTCAATCTGTGGCTCAACAGAACTACGGCAACTATACTCAATATATTGTCGACGATGCGAGTACCGATAACAGTGTCGCTGTGGCACAGGCTACAATCGACAGTTTACCGGAAGAATTGCGTGGTAAGTTTGTACTGGTTCGTCGTACTACCAATGTTGGTGCTGTGCGGAATCAGATTGACATCATGCGTACATTGCAGGATGATGACATTGTTATCATCCTCGATGGTGATGATTGGTTAGTAAATGAGGCGGATCTGTTCCACTATTACAACAACATCTACCACGATGGCTACGAGTTTAGCTACGGTTCATGTTGGAGTTTGGTGGACAACATTCCGTTAATGTCGCAACCATATCCAAAGGTAGTGCGTGATGCTAGAGCGTATCGCAACTATCATTTCAACTGGGTGATGCCATACACACACCTGCGTACATTCCGAAAGCGCCTGCTGAATGATGTTCCGGATACCGCATTTCAGGATGCAGATGGTAACTGGTTCAAGGCTGGTGGTGATGGATCCGTTTTCTACTCGCTAATCGAAAAGGCAGACCCAGACAAAATCAAGGTTGTAAATCGTATCGTTTACAACTATAATGACGTAAATCCATTGAACGACTACAAGGTCAATGGTACCGAACAAACCAAAAATGCAAAGGCAATCGTAAAGATGAACAACCCACCTGCTATTCCAAATCAAGAACTCGTTATGTCTGAACTAGGATTAGTTCCTAAGGCTGCGAGCGCACCGGCAGTAATCAACACCACACCGGTTCCAGCAGTGCAACCCACTATGCCTGTCGTAGGAGCCAAGAAAAAGATTCTGCTGGCTATCCCAACAGCTAGGTATATCGAAGTCGAAACATTCAAGAGCATCTATGATTTGGATGTGCCGGAAGGATACGAGGTCGAATTCAGATACTCCTTCGGATACAGAATTGATCAGGTACGCAATTTGATTGCTAGCTGGGCAGTTAACTTCGATTATGTCATGTGGGTAGATAGCGACATTATTCTTCCGAAGGATTCGCTTGTCAAGATGCTTGGGCATGATAAAGACATCGTGTCGGGCATGTACATTCAGCGCATTCCGGGCACACACAATCTAGAGATTTACAAGGACAGTGGGCAAGGTGGTGTGGTTCGCACCTCCCTAGAAGAGCTGCCACAAAATAGTCTCGTGGAGATCGCAAGTTGCGGCTTTGGTTGTGTACTGGTTAAATCCAAGGTTATGAACGATGTTGGTCATCCGCAGTTCGTGTATCATGTTGCCTTGGATCACAGAAATACTGTATCGGAAGATGTCGACTTCTGCGTCAAAGCCCGTGCAAAGGGCTTCAGATTATACGTCGACACCAGCATCAAGTGTGCCCACACCGGTGCATCCACGTACTATGTTGGTCAACGAACCGAGCAGGTTCCTGTAAACCAACCAACCACGGTTGCGCCAGTAGTCAAAACAGATCCACAACTCGAATTGCGTAATCACCTTGTGAAGCTAGCCAATGCTCCATTGCTGCCAAAGGCGCATATTGACTTTCTGGTGTCGCTGCGTGACAATGGTGTTAGACCAAAGATCATTTATGATATCGGTTCTTCGGTACTACACTGGTCCGGTGTTGCAAAGCGTATTTGGAATGATGCACACTTCGAGGCATTCGAAGCACAAGAGTCACTGTCATTCTTGTACAAGGAAGCGGGCATTAGCCATACTATCGGTCTATTGAGTGATGTGGATAACAAGACTGTGACGTTCTACCAGAATGAGATGCACCCAGGTGGTAACTCATACTATCAGGAAAATCCAGAGATGAGTCCGGCCGCTGCAAGTTTGTACACACCAAAGACTATGGTCGCCAATACTCTTGATACTGTCGTTGCAAACAAGGGATTGCCGCTGCCGGACTTTGTGAAAATGGACGTACAAGGCGCAGAAATGGATGTGCTCAAGGGTGCAGTAAACACGTTAAAGAATTGCAAGCATCTGATTCTTGAACTGCAAAAAGTCGAGTACAATAAGGGTGCGCCATTGCGTGACACTGTTATTGCGTATGTTGAATCACTAGGCTTTAAGCTAGTTTCCCCACTGTTCTGTGACAATGGTCCAGACGGTGACTATTACTTCCGTAAGGTTTAATAGCCATAAAAAAACAGGGGCATTTCTGCCCCTGTCTTCTTTTTCCAATTGCTTGGGTTAAACTTACTGGAAGCTTAACTTTGAGCTATTGATTGCAACGCGACCCAGGTAGTCAGCTGCGTTACCCAAGCTCGAAGCAGTGTTGGTCAATTCCACGTATCCGTAACGTGTCATGAAGCCAACAGTTGGTTCGAATGTGCTTGGATCCAGAATTACACCTGAGCTCATCAGAGGAATGTAAGGGCAATAGAATGCCGCTGCATCTGTCTCTGTCGATCCCTTGTAACCAACTAGAACGTCGGCGCCGTCTTGTGCGTAAGCATTGACGTAAACCTTCATGCTGTTGTTTAGGGTACCAACGAACTTGGTGTTTGTTGGTGACTCAAATGTACCTTCTGTGGTACGAGCAAACGCTGAAGTCGTTGCGCTCTGCAGAACAGTCAAAGCAGTTGGGCTAACAATTGCCCAGTTGCCTGCGCCACGACGTGTGCGTGATGCGATCTTGTTTGCAACGCGATTGATTAGAACAGCTAGTGCAGCGTGTTCGTCACCAACGAATGTAGCAGTACCACTGACCAGGGACTGGTCAAAGGTCTCTTCTAGCGATGCGAGGGCTAGCAAGCTACTGATGATTTCTTGGTCGATTTCAGCAGTAATTTCCTGTGCCAACGCTGCCATGATTTCAGCTTCGATATCCAAGCCGTGCTGTGACTGTGCGTCCTGCGCAGCTTCAAACGTCCAACGAGCTGACAAACGACGTGTCTTCGCCTCGACTGGTTGCTTGAGGATCTGTACCGATACCTTGTGGCCGCCTGTTCCTTCCATCGCAGCGGTTAGACCCGCCTTGCCGTCAGTTGAGGTCGATGTGCCACCTGATGTAGGTGCTGTTCCCGAATAGCTCAGGCTGATCTTGAATGGGCTTAGAGCCTCTTCACCAGCAACTGCGCCATCGCCTGTTCCGCCCGCTGTCAAGTTCTGGGCATAACGCACACGTAGAGTGTGAATCTGGCCAACAGGACCTGTCATTGGCTGCACGCCAACGATTTCGTTAGCAATAACAGTTGGCATCACACGTCGAATGACGGGTAGGATGACTCTGTTTAGGGTTGCAATGTTGCCGGCCGAAGTAGCACCACCGGAAGCAGATTCTGCAATATACTTACGGGTATTCTCGAGCATTACGCTCATGGTGTTTTTCTTCGTGCCAGCGAGACCTTCTAGCAACGCCTCCTTGGTCTCGTTCCAACGATTTTCAAGAAGTGTAGACATTTTAATTTCCTCTTTATGTTACTTCAAGCCAGCTAGCTTGCGCAGATCAAAGATCTCCGCCGCTGGTCTTTCATCTTTCACTGGCTTGTCACCAGTAACTTCCTTTCTAGACTCCACAAGTGTAGTCTTTCCAGCAACCTTTGCAGGTACGCTTTCATTCAACACCGATGGTAGATACTTGTTGAAAGATTCCTTGAGCTTTGTGTTTGGCACTGTTCTCAATAAATCCTCCATAATAGCTCTTTGCTTTTTGCCAAGTGGCGCAAGCATTTCGATCATAGCCGCAGCACGAGTTGCCGAATCTTTGATAGCTACCAACTGTTGGTCTCTATTTTCAATAAGCTTCTTCTGTGCATTGACCGCCTTCTTTGCCGATTCAACAACCGACACAGCCTTTTCTAATTGGCCGCGTAGATTCTTGATCTCTGCGGTTTCACTGTAGTGGCTTCCTGCAAACTCTCTGGCGAATGCCTCAAATATGCGCTGACCAAAACTGTTCTTACGGGCAGCTTCGACATCTTCCTTCAGCTGACCCAACTCTCTCTTCAAACCTTCTGTGACAGCTTGTTCAACCGTAGCAGCAGCCTTCGAAATAAACTGCTTCTTAACTGCGGTCAATTGATCCTTAGCTTCTGCAACCAAACGCACCTTTGCGTTTACTAGTTCAGTCTTGTCCTGTGCGAACTCAACAATTTCCTTGCTGAGATTCTTGACAACGAATCCTTCTAGTTTAGCTACATCACTACGGAATGCTGCACGCTCGGCCTTGAATTCTTTTACTTCCTTCGCAAGATTCTCAAGTACGAACTTGTTAATCTTCTTAGCGTGCTCCCTCATCTGCTTCTTGAGCTGTACGCGCTCGCTTACAAGGGCCTTGCGGTCCTCTGCGAATTCGACAATCTCTTTCTTCAGATTATCCGAAACCATACGGTCAAGAGCCTCGACTAGGTTACCCTTGTCGTGCTCATAACGCTCAGCGAATTCAGTGCGGAGTTCGGCTTCGACGGCTTCGCGTAATACGCTAACCTTCTTGTCCCAGGCCTCCTGAATAGCTGTTCTGGTCTCTTCGGAGAGCATGCTATTCTCGACGATATTTTTCAAAGCGTCTTGCATTTGCATGTTCCTCATAGTTTCAAATTACGAATCAGATTCGTAATTTCCTGTGCCAGATATTTCTGTACACGGGGATTGTACGTGGCCTCAGCAGCTACTTCTAATGTAGTACGCCCACCTCTCATGTTCATGAGTCCTTCATATATAGGGGTTGGGTACGCATTCGGAGCGGACGGCTGTGCCACAATATCAACAGTAAGAATCTCGAAATTCGAAACCTTACCATTTGAATCATTTACATCGCCGGATCCACGAGAACTAACACCTAGCTTTACGCCACTCGTTAGCATAGCTTCGATGATTTTGCCCATTGGTGTTGGGATGATTTTCAACTTCCCACAACCATTCGCTCCGTCCATCCAAAGGTCAGTAATGATGTGACTCACTCTGTCCAAATTGACTTTCAAGTCTGGTGGATGGTCAACCTCTCCTAGAACACTGTAACCATTGCTGATTTGCTCTTTGAGAGTACCCACTGCACGCTTAATTTCGTGCAGTGGATATGTGCGCTTATTGGCATTCTCGACGTCACCTTGAATGCAAATGCCCTTTAGATAAAGGCTCTTGCCCTTGCCCTCACCATGATCTTCTGTCTCCAGAATCATCTTGGCTTGGTCATAACTCAGGTGTTCTCGTAGCATCCCTGGCATGTTCTTAGACCTTCTTCATGTCCTGAACTTTCGTCTGCTTAGGAGCAGTGGTAGCTGTTGTCAGCTTGCCTGG